ACTGTCTAAGTTCTGCATGAACACCTCCACCTTGTATCACTCGCATACCGTTGATGATTAACTCTTGGCAATCTGTTTCTAGTGCCTTGGCAACTACGTTCTCGCCAGTTTCATCAAATATTCTTACTTCTATCTTCATGTTAACCTCCTAATAGTTGTTTAAAGATAAGGTAATTGTATCATACCTTTTCTACAATTTGTATCCTTTTAATGAACTTTCTTTCCTGACCTTTTGTCAGCTCATATATAAACAAACCCTTCCTGGTTTCATACCTGGGAGCTCGCTGCATAAACTCCAGGGCTTCTGTGTTACATCCTTCGTAAGTAGAACTCCAAACCCGAGCTGTCCCGAGATGGCAGTACCCGACATAGCCCAGATCCTCCCTGGTAGATCTTGCCTCATTGTGTGAGGCTTCTGTGGTGGCTGTTGAGTCGTTCATGAAAGCTACTCTACGCCCGACCCGACATTAGGAACACCACCACATACACGCCAACCGTTATTAAGAAGAGCGTATCCATTTATACCCATGATTGTTTTATTGCATAACCGTCATCGTACAGCACGCGTGACAGTGTATATATTAAGTGGAACCCCATGTCCATTCCACAACCACTAACGAAAACAGCCTCTTTGTCTGTGTAACGCCAGTCCAGGTAATCTGCAACATAACCAGAGACGTTTTGAATTACACCTTTCTTGGGTGTTGCAAATACTTTTATGTGTCTGCTCATGCCAGACTGTGCAATATGTCTAATTGATGTGTGAGCTGTGCTTCCCTTAGGGAACCATTCTTTGAGTAACCTCTCCAGGTCTTTCTTATCCATTAACTTCTCCTAATTTTCAAAAGCTCATTGTACCCCTTGGATACAAAATGTCAACCACCGCCGTGCAACGCTGCCTGGGAGGGCTAGCTCTGGATCCTTGTGTTCCTATATGTGTGTTTCAGCTACGCAGTAGCAAGTAAAAACTAACCCCGACTCCCGACATAAAAAACCCGACACTAGGTCGGGCTTATCAAAAAGTTAGAATAATTTTAAACTACAACTTCTCGCATAGAATCAAAGTGTCTGTTTATAACAACATCAACTTCGTAATGTGTATCGCAGTTTGGACAATGCCAGTCTTCTATCTCTCCTGTGCAATTATCTCCGAGATAATGTAAGTCTCCCTCATTACACTTTGGACATCTTTGAACGCACATTATGAAACCTCACTAGCAATAGCAACTATGATTTCTTTAATTCTATCCTGTGCATTATCTTCAATTAAAGCAACAGCAAGTTTATCAGCTACACGATTTCTAAATTCCCAATCATGTTTCCACCATGATAAGTCTTGGTTGTTATAGCTAATCGTAGAAATACCAACATTCTCAACTGTATAAAAGTTATTGAACTTTTTTATATGCTCGTTAAGTATCTGCACTTCTTCGTTCTTCGCTTCAACCATTCTGTCGATAGAACTTTGTAGCTTGGAAACGCTGTCGTGCATCTTAGCTATAGCTTTATACTCTTTAGACTTTTTAGCTTTGTCTATTTTGCTATCAAGCCTTTCATTCACACCTTCCATAATCTGATTGACTATGGCTTCTTGTTCAAATTTTCTAATTTGTTTCATAATACTTCTCCTATAAAGTAAAAGTATATTCTACTAATTTTTCTACCTGTTGTCTACAAAATGTATCTTTTATTTGAAAGAGCTTTTCCCAGGGACGCAGCAGCCTCCTGTAGCAATAACACCCAGGGAACTGTGATCCTGTGTTATATTATGTGTATAGTTCAACCCGACCCGACCCGACAGAATAACCCGACAACCCGACTGCCCGACCCGACTGGCTTTGTAGCCATTTTGTGCATGATTTTTTTTGGAAGAGAGAGCGAGAGACAAGAGAAATGCGATTAATCCTCAAAATCCCTACATATAAATAAACACTATTATATTAATTAGATACATATTGTTTACAATAATGCTTGACATATAGGTTACAAATAGTATCATAAAATATGTGATTAACCATATATAATACTATAGGAGGTATACAAAATGGGAACGAGAAGTAATATCGCTTATGAGCGACCAAACGGGCAAGTCGTAGTAACTTATTGTCATTATGACGGATACCCAGAATATAACGGTGTAATACTCAATGAGAATTACAACACACCAAAAAAAGCAGAAGAGTTAGCCAATCAAGGTTATTTTTCTGGTCTTGAACCTACCTTAAAAGATTCGTTAGAAGGTAGAGCAAACCAAGAACCACCAATGATATATCATTCATTACATACATACTTAAATGATATTCAATGGGATATAGAATGGATCTATATTTTTAAGCGTGGTCAATGGTATGTATGCGAAGGTATGGAAGTTGATGATAATTTTAAAATCCTTGATAAAGATTTTATAGAAAATGACTTTAAACCTTTAGTTGATGTATTAACTAACATTCACTTACAAGAGGAGTCAGCATAATGGCTAGATATACAGAAGCAGAAGTTATGGAAGCAGTATGTTTGGCTATTGGAGATGATGGGTATCGTGGTTTAGAAACACTTAGAATACTCAAACAGTCAAGAGAAGAATACGGAGTTCTTACTAATGAAGAGTATGCAAAAGAGCGTGAAGATTTTGCTAAATATTTAAAGGAGTCAGTATGAGCAATATAGATTATCGTAAGATACCAAAACACCTACGCCACTTATCCGAGTGGCGTTTAAAAGCATTATTTTATTTATTTAGAGGAGGATTTTAACCATGTCAACATATTACAGACCAACCAAACCAATACCATTACAAGCAATTAAAGAGAGTGAGTTTTTAAAAGACTTAGATTTTGAAGTTGTGCAAACAAAAGACAAACAATATTTTTATTGTGGCTCTTATATACATTTTTCACTAGATAAAGCAAACAATGTTATTGATTTGTATCGTTATGGTGGCAATAATGCCGACCATGTTTTAGAACCTCTCGAACATGAGTTTGAGGTAGATTTCGTATCAGAATATGAGGACGAGTATGACGACTATTGTCACCCCGATACACCAGTTAGAAAAATTATGATAGAGGACACGAAAAATGTCTCATCATAATTTAACTAATCAAGTAGCAACAGCATTATTAGATATTGAAAATGCTTTAATTTCTTATGTTGAGGATAATATCTCTAGTGATGAAAAAGCAAAAAAAGAGTTGGATAAATCTTGGAGTATATTAAAAAAACAAATATTTAATGTAAGTAAATATAACCAAAAAGCTATGGATATACTTTTCGCATATATACCAGAAAAAGATTTGCAAAAAGTAATTAATAAATTAGTAGACGAAAAAATAAAGGGAGTAAACATAAATGTCCAACGTAATAACTAATACCGAAGTATCTGACTGGCTTGATACCTTTGACGGGAATGACGCAGAAGTTTTACTTACTGCTATTGCCAACAATGAAATCAAGATAGAAGTCATGAATGATAGTATTTATGCTTTTAGTATTGGAGAAATAAGAGTATCTAAAAATCTTTACAAGGAAATGTGGAGATGATTGATACAGTCTTTTATATCACGCTTGGAGTATATGCACTTGTTTACTTTGCATCTAATCCAACTGATGAAGAATAGATATCGCATCAAAATAGTCTCTTATGACCCAGTAAAGTATGACTTGGATTACACCCCCCTAGGTGATCAAGTCTGCTTTACTGTTGGTTATCTAGTCCAACAGGACAACAAAATTACACACACAGCTTGGTTTACCAATAAACGGGCTTTGTTTCGTCATTTAGATAAGTTCTTGAATAAATAAAATTCTTAACATATAATCGGGCTAGGCGTGTCCGAAAGCTGTATATAAATTTCACATAAATTTTTCATACTTCTCCTCTTACTCTGATACGCCTTCTTTATCTTCCTTTTCAATCTCAGTATCATTATTTGCCGGGGGAGGATCTGGCTGCTTGTTTTCTATACTAGCCTCAACAACGTTACCCATAAGTTGTTTAAGTCTGTTTTCAACTTCTTCCCGACTCATTTGATCAACTTTCCCGAACATAACCTCTTTACGATCCACGATTAAACCCCCGACTTTTAACAGGGAGTTCTGGGCAGAAATTGCAGCGTTAAACGAACCTGCTTCTATCGCCTTGTCCCGAATATCATACAGATCCTGGACAGCCCGATCATAGTTTAGTTCGTATTTCTTTTTAGCCTGGTTCATCAAATAGTTATATTCTTTGCGAATTATAGGCTTACTCATTAATTTATTAGCCATCTGGCGTGGAGACGTATAGCCTGCCTTATGAGCACACTCTACAAGTGATAAACGAGGATTATTTACTGCGATCCAGATAAAGTTTCGTTGTCTACGATTGAGCTTTTCGTCTAGGTTGCAGTATTCAATTGGAGCTTCTTCTTCTGAAGAGATGATAGGTTCATATTCTAATTTATTCTTTCTATGTCCCATGTTCGCATATTAGTCGTGGCGATATTTATATACTAGCTATCCCCACTTTATCCTAAAGTGTATTGAGAGGATACTTGATAAGAGTAAACCTAGTCAAGTATTTTCTAATATTTTTAGAGAGTTTTAGTTATTCTCTTGTGACAAAAATGTAAAAAATAAAATATTCGTCAAAAGCCCATTCTTATCACGTTTTTAGCTGTCATTTTATTTTGACAATAATAGACAAAAATCTATTTCTTAGCTGTTTTGTCAATATATTGCTCTAAAAGTTCATCAACTAGCTTAGAAACTTCTTTGTCACCAAGCTCTAAACATAGCTGAGAAATGCAAAAACTTAGACTAGCTAGGACAATGTTCAAACGTTCTTCGCCCCGATAAACCATGTTATTAAACATGCCATCGAGTCTGCTGATTACCTCTTGTAAGGTTGGTTTGCCTTGCTTATGTTTTATTTCAACAATTTTTGACATATCGCATCATAACACGATATTTTATGTATTGGCTAATACTATAGATCCATGTTTTTATATATGTGCTTTATTACTTCTATAGTCCAGCCGTTCCCTAAAAGTTTGTATTTTTGTGAATTTGATACAGGCATCAGATAATCGTCAGGCACTGTCTGAAGTCGCATACACTCTAAAGGCGAGAGCTTCCTCCAGGTAAGATCTTCATGTGCTACAACACTATCTTTGCCAACTGTCGTTATTGCGTTTGACTTATTATCATTACGTAATTCAAGCATCTGTTTTGTTTTATTTGCAACTGATACACCATTTTTATCCATGCGTTTACCATCTTTATCATAGGCTCTACCACGAAAAGCACCACCAGTTACTACTTTTGGCTCTCTGTGACCACCACCACAGGTTGTTACTGTGGGCGACTTACCCTCTGGACTGTAGACTCGTTTGATTTGATCGTGTCCCTTTATATCTACAGCAACACCTACTTGTTTGGGTGTTGTTACTTTAGGACTGTCGCTTCTGCCAAGTATCGTAGGCGACTTACCACTTGGGTCATAGACCCTACGTTGCCTTTCGTTGTCTTTAAGTATCTCTCTAGGTATGTCATATGCTTTTTTTGGTTTAGTTTCTACTTTTGGCACTGTGCCTTTACCTGCATGAGCTGTAATAGTAGGTGATTTACCATCTTCACTGTAAACTCTTTTCAGTATGTCATGTCCAGGAGTGTTATCTCTGCCCACCATTTTTGGCTTAGTCTCAATC